TGATGCAGCAAAAAAGGCTCGGGTCTGCATACGGAAAGAATGCAATAAGCCAAACCTATCGCCGTACAAGCGAGTTGAAACGTGTTCAAGATCCTGCGGTGCGCTGTGGAAGTCAGAAAAAGAAGCAAAAGCAAAAGTTGCAAAAGCAAAAGTTGCAAAAGCTGGGGAAGTGGACAAATTCCCCAGCCTGATGAGGTGGTTTTTGTATGGCCGCACGTACAAGCAATGACGTGCAACAAAATAGCATTTGAAACTAAATCAGATGCCAGGGCCCACAAAAACAGCGTCGATAAGTCCAGAAAATCAAACTGGACAAAGCGTGTCAGGATTTACTTATGCCCGCATTGTTGTAAATGGCATTTCACAACAATGGCGCTAAAAATCAGCCGATCAATTGATAGAAAAATTAGGAAGAGAAATCATGAGCCAACAATCCCAGCAAAATAAAAATCTAGTTGAACAGTGCGAAAAAATGAGCAGGCAGCTCGTAAAACTCAACGAAGAACGCACTGAAATACGCTGCCAAGCTGTCATGTCATTTGTTGATAGATACGGGCCAAATGATCCAATACTCTTAACGCAAGCGGAGAGGTTTTGTGATTCTATGAGGTCAACGAAATGAGAATGGCCGCAAGAAAAGACCGTAATCATAACGAAATTGCTGACATATTTTTAAAATTTGGCTGGTCCGTTTTAGATATTTCACGCCTCAAAAATTGTTGTGATATGTTTGTATCTAAGGCGGGTAGAACAGTCGCTTTAGAAGTTAAAGACGGTTTATTGCCGCAAAGTAAGCGCAAGTTAACTGAGGGTGAGGCGGTTTTTATGAAATCCTGGGGCGGGGAATATAGGATCATTACGTCAGTTGACGAGGCTCTGAAGGTTGTTAACGAGATAATAGATTAAAATAGGGCTTTTTGTGCCCAAATAAACAAAATAGTTTGATAAAGTGTTGTAATCCTCAAACAGTTTGATATAATAACTACAAGATAAAGAAACAAGAAAAGGGGACCGAAATGTTAGTGCAAGTCGATATCAAAAGACCAAACGGAAACATTGACACGGTAGACGTTAGCAGTATGTACAACGCTTTAAACCCTATTACGTTCGCAAAAATCAAAACTGACACAATGAACGCTGGCAGGGGTGAGCCTCTCCGTTATCGCAACATTGACAACACAGAAGAATATGCATTGACCGACTTAGATAGAGTTGATCAAGACTATTCAAAAATTATCAAAATGCAATCTCGCGGATACTGAAACAAATAACCGCCAAGGATGGCAATCAAGGAGAAGACGAAGGTCACTACTCATGACGCCATCACAACAAGCCAAAGCAGTGGGCCTCAAGAGCCTACTTCAAGTCTCAGAAATAACCGGAGTAAGTATTCAAACTTTGAGTAATTGGGCAAAAGATAAGCCAAAATTGTTTTGTGCTGTGCTTGCTGGCTGTGTATCTATCCGCTCCGCTGGCTAGCTTTTTGTGTTTGCTCGCATCTAGTGTAGAATTGTTTATATAGCAATCAAATTAGGGGCAGTCATGGTTAGCTCTGTAAATCTCCAGTACTTCGAGCCAAGCGAATTTAGAGAGTGGTGGGGCGACATGAGCCCTAGACTGTTGGTCATGCTAGACGTTTTGCGCCACAAGATCAGAGCCCCAATTCAAATAAGCCCCAATCCAAAATCATTAGGCCGTAATCTCGGCCTAGAGTCTCACTCTGATCATAATGTTGATTTCTGGGGCCATGTCTTGGCCGTAGACTGTTTTGTTGGTGGCGTCTATAACCGTGATTCAGCCGCTAATGTAATTCGTCAAGCTCATATGATAGGGCTCACAAGCATTGGAGTTTACCCTGACTGGATTAATTCTCAAGGTCAAAAACAAGTAGGATTTCATTTGGGTGTTAGGCCAACCAGGAAAATGGGGCTGCCTGCTGAATGGGGGTTTATTGGCAGCGGGCAGGTAACGCTAGAAACTGCGCTTGGGGCGCTATCTCGATGAGCTTATGGGCATTACTCAAACAAATTGCAACAGATGTAAAAGTAGCCGCTGGAGTCGGAGGCGTAACAACGGTAACAGGTACGGCGAGTTGGGTTAATTGGTCTCCCGAGGGATTACTACAGCTAGCAACATTGCTAGCTATGATTGCCGGTGGCGCGCTATCTATAACGTTAATCGTTGTGCATTGGAAAAAAAGCAAATTTGAATGTCGAAAAGTTGAGCTTGAAATATCGATCATGAAAACAAGAGAGGCCGAAAGGCTGTCGGCGGCGAAAAAAGAAAGGCGGCGAGTTAGCGATTTAAAAGCTGGGGCTAAGTTATGAAGCGAAATATTGAGAGTTTGATTTTTGTTTTGGCAGTTCTTTCGCTTGGGTTTATTCCCGGATGTTCTTTTCTTCAAAGCGTGGGGGATCAGATCGATGAAAACAGAGTTTTGGTATCCCTGGCAACAAGTCAGGTCGTGTCTAGATACATTGAGGCGGCGGGTAATGTCGATGCTCAAAAGAGCCGCGCAAGCGATGTACAGCGCCGTATTAACAAAGTGCTGGCGTATGTCGATGGTAAGCCGAGAGCAACCACTGATCGGCTATTGTCAGTCATTGATTCGGTCATAGATTGGGACAAATTATCAATATCGGATAGGATACTAGTGCTCGAAATTGTGAGGCTCGTCAAATCAGAGCTTATCAGCGCGCAAAATAATGAGGTTGAGATAGTGGCGATTAGGGATCTATTAAAAACTGCTATTTCAATTGCCAAAATGTTTTTATGAAGTGGTTTATTGTCGGAATGATAGTGGCTTTTGCTATAGTAGCCGCATGGGGAATTGATTATTTTCTAAATTATCACGAGCGCAGGATTAAGAGGCAGTACGAAGAGTATCAATTTAAAGTGCTTACTGATAAAAATGACAGGGGTAGATAGATGGCAGCTTTTCTAGATCTTAATGACAACTGCATCGCTCTAAACGCGCTCACTAATAAAACTACTGAGGCATTTGTTAATGATGCTACCGTAACGGTGACCATATCTGACGCAGCAGGTGTTGAGCTGGTTTCTGCTCAGTCTATGCCGTACGTCTCGGCAAGCGATGGCGTCTATAGAGCGATTATTGCGAGCACTGTTTCTCTGGGTGATGATGGTGATTCCGTGACAGTTACGGTAAACGGAACCGCTGGCGATGGGTCCGTTTATCAGTCTACTGGCACGGCTTACGTTAAGAGTCGAAAGCTTTTAGGGTTTTAGTTTGCCAATTTTGTTAATGTAATAATTGACCCGCTCAGCTGTTAAATAACCTAAAACGGTGTCGCCTTGATCATCTTTATCAAAAAATTCGTCATCGCTTGGCATTATTTCGAATAAGCCTCATCTCCTCCGAAAGAATACGGCCCCTGTATAATGCTGAGAGTTTCCCCATTCTTGAAATGAACCTTGGCGCGCTGCATAGGTATTGATTGAAGGCAGTATTGCCGTGTTTGAAATCCATGCGCGAAATATGGTACAGTTCACGGCATGACACGCGAAAAAGAAAAAACTCTATCAACATATGTTCGCAGGCGACTTGGCATTTCCCTCAAGGAATACGCTGATCTTGAAAGCACGCCGGTTCGAACATTGCAATCGAGGTGGGCTACTGAAAAGGGCAGCAAATCGATAGAGAATGCAGTTTTTAAGCGGTACGTTGAGAGGTTCGGGGAGCTATGAAAGAACCGTGCATAAAAATATCTTGCAGCAGCGGTCCGATAAATAATGAGGCTTGGTCTGTTGGGTCTGACATTTGTGTTGATCAGAATCCAAAAAAACTGACAGATAAGGCCGAAAAGCGGCCTGTCGCCAAGACAGCAAGCCACATAAAATCATGCGATCCTGATTATTTAAAACCTGAAACTCGTCCAAACGGGTACTACAAAATAAGATATCTTTACGACACTGCGGTAGCGCTATGGATGAATGGACACTGGTGTTTTTGTGGCGATACTAGAGGGTTTAGTGACGATAATTTAGAGATCACAGCAATTGAGTTGATTGAGATATGAAGGTAACCATGATCCATACCCTAAAGCCAAAAGACCTTAATAATTCAGATCGCACCGTAATAGTCGCTTATAAAGGGCTAGGCGTTCATAACTTTAAAAGATCATGGACACTATCGCCTTATTCAATCAATGCAATGGTATATGCTAACGTGTCAGTTAAGGGGTTTTTGATGAGGATGCAGTATGGAGCATTATAAAAATGTGGTATTGAAAGTATCAAAGCTTATTCCTTACGCTAATAATTCGCGCACGCATTCTGATGAGCAAATAAAGCAGGTAGCATCTAGCATTAAGGAGTTCGGATTCACAAACCCAATTTTGATAGATGACGAAAACGGAATCATTGCCGGCCATGGTCGCGTTCTTGCCGCCCAATTACTTGGTCTTGAAGATGTGCCTTGCATTGTTTTGGATGGATTAACAAAAGCTCAAAAGAAGGCATACGTTATAGCTGACAATCAGCTTGCTCTTAATTCTGGGTGGGATCTCGACACACTAAAACTTGAGCTTGATTCTCTTCAGGAGCTTGACTTCAATATTGATCTACTTGGATTCGATGACGAGTTTCTTGATGGACTACTCGATGAGCTACCAAGCGAAGGATTGACAGACGAAAAATACTGCGACGTAATAATAAACCGCTGGCAGAACTTCGCAGGCAAAGAAGCGGTACACATTGAAAGCGGCAAGACATATGCAGAATTGAAGGATTAGCGCTTATGAGCCAGGCTAATCCAACCAAAGTTCAAACGAATGCATACGCTGAAAATTGGGTTCTCTATGGTGACCAGTCAAGAGCATGGCGGCTGGCTTTTCCTAAATCAAAGTGCAAGCCGGAGAGCGTTCACCAAAAAGCGTCAGCGTTCCATAGGCTTGTAAAGGTACAGTCAAGGATAGCTGAACTACAAAAAACACTGCAAATTCAATCGGAAGAAGAGTTCTCTTTGTCTGTGTCAAAGCTCAAGCAAATGTTAGCAACCGCTATCGCTAAAGGACTAAAGAATAAAATCGATCAGCAAGGGAATGAGGTCGCCCACAGCATACCTGGCGCGGTCTCAGCAATCAGTGAAATCAATAAAATGGACGGCAATCACCAGCCGCTCAAACTAGATATAACTGAGGGCAATTTAACGCCATGGGCTGATATAGAATCGGGCGTCGATGAGTAAGCTTGTATGGACACCACAACCGGCATTCGCTGATTACTTTATAACTGATCGAAAAGAGATAATAAAAAACCGGTCAATCTTCGCGCCTAATATTATTTTCCATGTCCCGTACGGCGGCCGTGGTAGTGCAAAAACAATGACTTTTGCCGATGCCGTTGTTGTCGAGGCATCACTAAGGCCTGTCAGGATACTTGTTACCAGAGAGATACAAGGATCAATCGAGGAATCAATCAAGGATGAAATAGAAAGCGCCATCACCGCACGCGGGCTTGATCATTTCTTTGACTGCAAAAAGACCTGGATAGATGGGTTAAACGGCTCAAAGTTCATATTCAAAGGCATCAAAAATAACATTAAAAGTCTGAAATCAATCAGCAACGTTGATATCGTTCTCTGTGAAGAGTCCGAAGATATTCAGGATGATTCATGGGAAAAGCTACTTCCATCCATCCGGCCTAAGTCAGGCAAAGATCCGATATTCATTATTATATTCAATCCAGATAGTGAGTTTGACGCCACTTACCAAAGGTTCGTTGTCACTCCGCCAGATCAGTGTATTAGCAAGTTAATCAACTACACGCAAAACAAATATTTCCCAACGTTTTTGGAAAAACAACGGTTACACGGCAAGAAGACTTTGCCCAAAAAAGACTATGAGCGGATATGGGAAGGTAAGCCAAGAGGGACTGGTGACGATGCTATTATTGACCTTGAATGGATCAAGGCGGCTAGATTTGCCAGTAAGCACCCAGAATGGAGATCAGTTGGCCGAGATACTGTCGGCTATGACCCCGCTGGGCAAGGTCGTGATTGCAACGCTGCTGTCAATAAAGCGGGCAACTGTGTTAATGATGTTGACGAGTGGCTGAAATCCCCAGATCTAAGAGAGGCAAGCAAGCGTGCGTTCTCTATGGCCATCAGGCATGGAACCCAAAACTTTCTATTCGATGAGTGTGGTGGCTTCGGTGATGGCGTGACCGTATTTGTTGAGGATGCCAAAAAAGAGTGTATTGCTGCGTCCGTAGAGGAGAGGAATAACACCCTAGAGGAAAAACTAAAGGCCATGGTTATCTGTGGGTTTGATGCTGGAGCGCCAGTCTATAAGCCTGATAAGCTGGTTGAGGGGACCGGCAAAAAAGCGGGAGATATCTATTCAAACCTCAAGGCTCAGACCTGGGGAATAACGGCGCAGAAACTTTACAACACTTTCAGGTTTATCATACTCAACGAACGTGAAATAGACTTTGAGGACATGCTCAGTCTGGATATCGAAGATAATGATATATTCCTTAAAATGGCCCGCGAGCTATCGACGCCGGTATGGGTGAAATCATTAGTCAACTCTAAAAAGAAAGTCGAAGACAAGAAGACAATGGAGAAGAGGACAGGGCAAATATCGCCTAATATTGCTGATAGTGTGATAATGCTATCAGGGCCTGTAGAATTGCCACCAATGGCAATGGTCTGGTAAACATCATAAACTATACAGAAATGTCAACTGGTGGATAGCCTGTGTTTGATTTCATACGTAGCAAATTGTCAGCAGCAATCAGAGGCCAAGTGGTCGCTGTAAACTCTCAAATTACAAATCAAGTTAGTACGCTGCGGCGAGAGGTAACGAATCTACTCGGGATCTCTCATGAAGGAAAAAGAGACCTGAACGATATCTATGGATACCCGGATACGGTTAGCGTCGATTTTCAAAACCTCTATCAACTATCTAGGCGGGACGGCATAGCAAACCGGCTAACCTTTGGCACAGCTCGAACATGCTGGCGCGAAGGTTTTCGTGTTGTTAACGATGAAGAGGATGAACAGCTCGGAGATGAGCTTAAAGCATTAAACAAAAAAGGCCTACTGAATAAGATCGAGCGTGCCGATATCCTGAACCGAATTGGCTCATTTAGCGTTTTGTTTGTTGGTGTGCCTGATGGCTTGGACCCCAGGGAGCCAATAGGCAAGGTGGCCGGCGACGGCTTCAAGTCGATCTACTTCAAACCGTTTGCGTATGATGGAATTGAGATTAGCGGGACCATTCAGGATAGGACAGATCCACGATTTGGCCTTCCTGAATTCTACACTGTGCAAAAACAATCTAGAGGGGATGCAAACAAAGACGTCAACGTTTTTTCTATGGTCGTGCACTGGACCCGCATTATTCACATGAGTGAGGGGGCCTTGGACTCTGATGTTGAAGGCATGGGTTATCTAGAGCCAATCTATAACCGATTGCTTGATATCAACAAGACGACTGGCGGAGCTTCTGAGGCATATTTTAGGAATGCCAAGGGCAAGATTGCATATGAGGTTGACAAAGATTTTGCAACAACTCTAACCGATCCGGCAGCAAAGGCGGCTATGGACGATGGAGCCAAAAAATATACTAACGAATTCCAAGACCACACCTTTGCCGCTGGTGCTACCGTAAAAACTCTGATAACTCCACACTACACGCCAAAAGATACCGTAATGACCGCGCTTTGGGCTATCTCGGGATATTCGGGTTACCCCATACGAATATTAACCGGCGAAGGTAGCGGGCAACTGGCGGGCAGCGAGGACCAGTTGGCATTGAATGCGATAATCAGTGATCGTCAAAATGTTGTTTGTGCGGAATGGGTGGGCAGGCTCTTCGAGATATTGTCTATGGCTGGAATGATTACTTGGAATGATGACTGGTCGATTGAATTTCCAAAACAATCAACAACTACCGAAGATCAGCAAGCGGAGCTGGACGGCAAGAAAGGGGCAACACTGTTAAGCATTGCCCAAGCCAAAACGCAACCTGGTGGTGATGAGATAGACTTTCGCAGTGCTCTTGATGAGCTTGGTCTGTCGGAGATTGGAACCGAAGTGGTTGACGATGACGACGACATTGATCTAGATGGGGGTGAGCTATGAGTCAGAAAACCAGGGCACAACTGGCAGCCGGTGTCGCTGCAAATTACCCAGATAACACGGCGGGCACCATCACGCCATCGCTAGACAGAACTCAGCACACAGATGAGAACGATAGTAGTCTGATCTTAGCTGAAACAGCCTTGCAAACTGTGCTCGGGACCGTAAATTTTACGGGAACGCTGCAATCGAACGGGGTAACAATTACTGGATCGCCGTACATAATTGTAAGCGCTGAGGCGGAATTTCCTACGCAAGATGCGACTACGATTACCTTAGAGTCTAAAAAAATATATTTCCTGACTGCTGACATATCCACCACAAAGCGTTTTGTCTGTGAAGACGGGGCAGTTCTGACGGCGGGAAACTTCAAGGGCCCAATACTGACATACACTGGAACGGGGGATATGTTCACTGGTTCAGACGTTAATTTTTCTATCGTGCTGGTTCGTATAAATCACCCGAATGCAGCCCAAGCGTTCAATTTTACCGATACGGTTGGCGGCATCTATACGTTTATTTGGAACCGTGTCCAGCATGTTTCAGGTGCAAAAATCGGTACATTTAACAATATGCAATTTGTGTCATTTGTTTTTGGAGGCGCTTTTGCCATGGATGACGGAATCACATTAACAGGTGTTGATATGGTGATCTTTCAGATTAAAGAGTTATTCATAGAAAGCACAAGCGCTACATTTAAAGGCGTCGATCTTGGGTCTGCTATATCGCAAACAACAGAAATGACCGATCTTGACATAGTAGCCCCAGCCGGGGCCTTTGGGATATCTGGGTTAGCAAGCAGTGGCAATATTCCAACTGGCCGTATTGGAACGGTCAATAATTGTGAGTTTCAAGGAGGGTTAACATCTCTTGAGAACATAACAAACGCTGATGTACGTTGGAATTTTAAATCAAATTCGCCAATTCCTGACACGATTCAGGACGCGCTCATATCACTTACCAGCAACGCCACTGAAACGGTAATCGCAACTATAAATACTCCTGTTCTAGTCGCTGGAACCTGGGTATGTGAAAGACAGTCGCTTTTCACTTGCACAACAGCGGGCAGAGCTACGCTGACAAGTGAGAGGGATGTTATCCTGCCTATAGACATAACAACTACAATTAGCGCAGCGTCAGGAACAAACAAGGATATCAGCGTATATTTAGCGCTGAATGGTACGGTGATCGCAAATAGTGTGAAAAAGAACAAGGTCGGCGCTTCAGATCCAAGGAGCACTTCCGTTTTATGGCAGCTAAATCTAACAACTGGCGACTACTTAGAGGTTTTTGTAGAGAATAACTCCGATACTATAAACCTGGTCATTGAAGATGCAATTCTAAGGGCAAGATAATGCCTCTTTCTAAAAGCCCAACAAGAACGCTGACTATTGAAAAAACGTGGAAGCGTGAAATAGATCGGCGGTGGAGGGCTTATAAAAAGTCTACGATTGCCCAATTGATAGCGATTAACAACCCTCTTGTGCAAACCAATGCAGTTAAGCCTTTTTCCCTTGATGCGTCACAAATACGTGTTTACATGACGTTTATAGAAACCCAGGTAGCGAGGCTTTTACTTGAGACTCAGCAGGCTCCGAACTGGCAGAGTAAATACCAAATACAAAGCTACCAACGCGCACTAGATACAACCAGGGCTCAGCTAATCAGCCAAGGCGCGCCAATCATTCGAACACAACTAGAAATAGCGGCGGGGGCTGTATTGCAGCCTTTGACCGCTACCCCTTCGCTAGCGGCTGGCATTGTTGGTAGTCAGCCGATACACCAGGACGCCTTACAATTCCTCTTCACTCGATCATACGAGTCGCTGAAGGGATGGACCGATAAACTGGCTATTGAAACGCGTCAAATACTTGTCGATGGCTTGGAGCAAGGGCAGGGAATTCGAGAGGTTACCCGGAATATACGAGACCGGATTGGTGTTAGCAAATCTAGGGCTGAGCTTATTGCGCGGACAGAGACCATACAAGCTTATCAGCGCGGGTCCACTAACGAGGCATCTAGGCTTGAGGATGAGCTGGGTGAGCCGATTTTGATGAGGTGGGTCACTTCGATTGATGGCAGAGTCAGACACCTTCATGCTGGGTGGCATGGCACGCTAGTTACGCCGGAAGATAATTTCAGCCGGATTCAGCGCTCACCTTGGAATTGCAGGTGCGCACAGATCGCAACTATTGCCGAGGCCAACACTCCAGCCAAGAATAAGAAATTTAAAGAGCAGCGAAAAGCGCTTTTAGCGTTATCCTAATCATACAAAGCCTATAATTTGCACACATTACGGCGCAGGCTTATACTATTCCTATGATATCAAGTCCATGAGGAATAAAAATTGCTCATCACGATCAACACGATAGCCGCCAATGCGGTACGAGAAGAGACCTTTAACAACCGCGCCTTTGTCGTTTTGGATGCGATGCTGTTACGAGCAGATAGCGCAATGAATGGCATATTGTACGGACTTGAAGAAGTAAGATCTTCTTTCAATCAGCTTAACGATTTACCTGCACCACTAGGTCATCCAGTGATTGACGGAGAGCATGTCAGCGCTTCCAATAACTTTGCTAAAGGCCATTTTGATGTAGGCGCATTTGTTCGCAATGTGAGAATGGAAGGCAAAGAGGTGCACGGCGAAATCTTTATCGATAAAGAGGTTGCTAGCAGAACGGATCGCGGGAAAAAGCTTTTATCTAATATCGCAAACAAAGTGAAGCTTGGCGTGTCTACCGGATTAAATATAGCGCGCTTAATTGCTCGAAATGGCGTAGATGAATTAGGCCAATCGTTTAGCAACGTAGGCAAAGGATTTTCATTTGATCACCTGGCTATTCTCGGTGGACAGCATGTAGCCG